ACGTTAGTTCCTGCTGAGAGGACCTGACCTACTACGTTGTCAATAGAATCTGCTGCGTTGTAAGCGATGATGTCAGCAAGAGCTGAGTCAACATCGTTAAATGAAGTTAGGTTTAACTTCTTTGTTGTTGTAACTGCTGAACCGTATTCGTTCAGTGTTACTGTAACCTGTGAAGGGTTACCTAGTGCGATGCTTGAAACATCTGAAGTTTCTGTCAATGTAGATGTAGCCTGAGCCAAATCTGAATAGATTGAGAAAACAACTGATGATCCTGGCATAGCCTGTTGCACGGGCTTAACATCTGCAAGTGAACGCATAACAGGAATGGAACGTAGTGCCATTCTTACATACTGGTCGTATGCTGCTTGTACGAGCGAGCTGATGCTAGACGTGGTTGTGGGGGTACCTGTTGGAATTGCCATTAGGTCTAGCCTTTCTTGTTTAGGATCGGATTAGAGTCCAGACAATCTGATGACATCATCCAGTTCTTCTTTGCTGTTTGCATTCATTAGTTTTTGCATAATGTCTCCGTTATGTTCTGGCGAAGCGCCAGAGTCGGCGGAGTTTGTCATACGCTTATATGCTGCAGCATCGGCTGGATTTACATTAGGTGTCTGGGTTTGGCTTACTTCAATACCGAATACATCGGCATAGTCTTCAAGCCATTTAGATACAGACTCTTCAGTTGGGTCTATATCCTGTGGGATAAATGCAGCAATTTTGCCGTTTACCCCGCGAGCTGCGAGGGCATCCTTGATTGCTCTTTCACGCTGGCCTTTACTTAAAGATTCAAACTGAGCACGAAGCTCATTTAGTTCTTTGTCTTTTTGCTTAGACGCTTTGCGTAGTTGCTTTACTAGGTCGTTAGATGAGTCATCCGTTGTGAAGTCGTCATCATCCTCGTAGTCGTAATTGGACATAGTGGTCCTTCTCCCTATTAGTTGTTGGCATAGGCCTCACATATCCTTGGGGCGGGTTATGTGGCTCCTACTACTGGTCTTGTTATCGCTCCACTAGGCCAGTCGTTCTAGTGGCAGGCTTTATAGTACTCCGGCTCTGTCTCGTGCTATTGCACCAGCACCGGCACTGCCACTAAATGCGGCAGTTTCTAGTGATGTTAATTTCTTACGCTGTCTTGCAGCCTCTGCTGAACCAGCAAGTCCAAAGACTTCAGCCTCTGCTGTTGTCTGTGTGTATGGAGATTGCTTGTAAATTTCTGAAAGCACACCACCTCGTGGTGCAACTTCTGCAACTGTCTGGAAACCTTGCTGTGCCTGCTGCTTAGTAATACCTGCTGCGGTTAGTTCACCAGCACGAGTACCGGTAATACCCAATCCTGCTTGAGTAGCAGCGCCACCAATTTCAGCTGCAGTCACCTTGCGCTTAATATCTGTTAGACCCTTAGTTGGATCAAGTGTGTATGCCAAGATATCGCCATTGGTAATGTCTGGATAGAAGGCCTTAAGAGATGCAAGCACCTCTGGGTTAGCATTCATAACACGAGACTGTGCAGTCATTACACGGTCTTCTAGTTCTGCTGCAGACACGTCGTTAGCAATAAACTTTTCAAACCCAGATTGGATTCCCATATCACCACGTGTGTAATACTCTGCAGGTAGCCCATAGTTACGCATAATGTTCTGGTACTGGTCTTCAAGTCCTAGGTATTCAGCCTCTGAGATTGCAGTAAGACCCTTTTGAATACGTGCTGCATTAGCAGCAAATCGCTTCTTGTAAGCATCTGTCTCGCGTAAGCGAATAGTAAACTCTGACGCTGGCACACCTTCAGTAATTAGATTTTGAAGTGGTGCAATCAAAGCTCCAAGTCCATACTGATTAAACTGTGAGTACAAAAGATCATAGGCAGATTTGCGTTCATTCCAAGCAGTCGCTGCCGCCGACCCTGGAACGAAAGGGTTGCTCATAGAGCCACCTGAACCAGCGCCTTTATTCATTCCAGCAGCATCTCTTGTACTCATTTGAGATACATTGCCCTGTGCTCTTAGTGATGCTGGTGTATTGGCAGAGTTCTCAGTTGTATCTACAAAATCTGCAGGCTCTGGAGTTCCTGATTCGTAGAACATTCCACGAGAATTATATTGGTATTGTTTTCCGCCATAACCTAAAACTCCAGGTCCAATTTGTGCCATACGTGCAACGTATGCTTGAAGTGATTCACCAGGCATAACCTGTCCTGGACCATACATCTTGCCATTTTCATCTACAGCGGTACCAGGTGGAAGACTAGACGCTTGTGGGACAATAGCACCAGTTCCTGTTGTTCGATACTGAGCACCTGTTGTCATAACAGTTCCATCGTTTTTCAGGATGTTTAAGTTTCCAGTACGAGGATCTACTTGATATCCAACAGACCCAGCCCAAGGATTCCATCCACCATTTAACGCAGCAGATTCAGCATCTGTGTATGCTTTACCAGTTGATGGGTTAACACCAAAAATAGCAGCACGTGCTGCATTATTCATTGGAGCGTACTCAGTTGTAGGACCAACGCCACCAATAACATCTGGTGAATCACCAGGGCCAATGATTGGTTGCGGTCCGATTAGTTTATCTTCAGCCATTTAATTACCCCTGGAATCCAAAGTCCTGAAGGACTTTAAGTGCTGAGTTGCCCACTTCTTCACGAGCATCTGATGTGTATTGCCAACGATTATCCTTGCGTAGATTCTTTTTGAAATCATACAGGTTTATATCGCCTTTATCTGTAATAGCGCTACGAAGTGTAGGGTCATTAAGGTCAATTGTGTTTGGATCTAACTCAAGAGTTGCTGCCATAGTTTGACGATATGGAGCATAAACTGCTTCTAGGTCATATCCCTGATTAAGCAAGTTACGAACATATTGTGGCTGTCCTTGTGATGCCAACATACGAGCATCTTGTGCCACGCGGTTGATATCAATAGAACCATCTGCCAGTCCTCGTAGAACTGCTGTTTCAAGATCTCCACCTGCAGTAATTGCAGAGATATTTGGCAAGATATCCTTGAGTGCAAAACCATTTGCCTTAGCAATACCTTGTAGCGTCTGGTAGTTCTGTAGAGCTTGACCACCAAACCCAGTTGTCTTTAGACCATTACCAACAATGCTGGTTGTTCTACCAATAAATGGAACAATAAGAGCATTGATTGCTAGTGGGTCATCTTCTAGGTTTCCGTCATAAATCTTTTGAGCAATAGATTGTGCTTGTGCATCAGTGAGTGTAACGTTAGCAAGGTCTTTAGCCTGTGCTTTAATGTTACGCATTTGCTTGCCAAGATACATACCGTATTCGGTGTTCTTGACATCTTCGCCAGCCTTAAGAAGATCGTTATACTTTTCGCGGTTAATAATCTTTATGCGTACTGAGTCAGCGTTCTTTTGCCACCAAGGAGTAAGACGTGCCTTAGATAAGAACTTATCGTTATCCCAGCCTTCATCAACAGCTTGAACTAAAAGTTCGCCAAGTTTTGAATCTATCTTAAAGATATAGTCAGGTAGGTCATACCAGAACTCTGTCTTTGCAAGCAAAGTATCAAGAGGTGTCTTAGCACCACCGGCTACAGGACGTGCACTAGCTGCTGTAATACCAGCAATTGTGGTTGTGTCTACTCCACCGTATTGTGGAAATGCAGATGTATTTGCGCCACCTGTTGTGCCGCCATTATTTCCACCAGTTGTACCACCTGTAGAGACAGATGGCTTGAGCGTAGAAGCACCAGGTTTGTTAGCAACAGTTGGAGTAGAAGGCTTAGTAAGAGTTTCAGCACCTTGCTTAACAGTAGTTTGAGTTTTAGGTACAAGATTGCCAAGGTTAGGAAGTAGATTAGCTCTATCGTTACGTGCCTTAATCAAGGCATCGTTAAGAGTTTTTACATCTTCTCCTCTTGCCGTTGCCTTTGCAACATCGGCTTCTTTTTCTTTAATTGTCTTGCTTAAAGAATCATAATTCTTGGCATCTTTACGGAGTTTAACTAGATTGTTGTACTCTCGCATAGACGCATCTGCTATCTTTTGAAAGCGTGCAATTTCGTCGTTAATCTTTTTAACGTCAGCGTCAGTGGTAGCCTTCTTACGATCTGCAGTTCGTTTTCTAATCTCTCTAACTGCATCACTATACTTATTGCTTTGTAGAGTTAGCTTAGATTCAAGTTCTTTTCTCAAATCCATTAGCGACCACCGCCTAATGCGTTCATAAATGTCTCATAGAAACCAAGAACCTTATTGGCCTTGCCTTCATCTGTACCAGATATCTGATCTACTAGATACTGCTTCTCATTGATACCAGGTGTAACTGTCTGTGTCTGGCTTGCGCCTGAACCTGAGTATTTAGTAACAGTAGATGCTTTGCCCTCGATGTTCTTGAGGGTTTGTGTGTACTTCTTAATTTCAGCAGCTGTTGCCTTGCGACCTAGAGTGTCTTGGATAATTGAATTAACAAGTTCCTTGGCTGATTCTGGTGTGTACTTAGTTACGCTAGTAACTGTTGATGGGCCACCTGCTCCAGTACCAGTACCACCGAGTGCAATTGTTTCTTGTAGAAACTCATCGCGTCCAATAGGACGTACTGTGCTAATAGACAGACGATCTTCTTCAGCCTTAGTAAAAGCCTTCTGTAAAGCAGGAGTATATTTGTCAGTAATCTTGCCCTTGTAGTATCCAGCTGCCTTAAGCAACTTTGAATAACCAGTAATAAGAGCAGGACTCTTGGCGATTACTGTAAGAAACTGTGTGTAATCAGATTGAGAAGTACCTGAGTTGTTTGTATCTGTAGACTGTGCCGTAGGAGCTGGTCGGTATTGGTAGTCAAACACATTCTGTGACAATTTAGTCTCCTAACAATCTACCAAATAGCACGTTATATGCACTCAGTGTGTTCTCGTTGTATTGTGAAAGTTCACGCATCTTGATAATAGTCTCTTCTTTGTTCATCTGTGCAAGGAATCGGCTACCACCAACGGCCTCAAACTGATCTTTGTTTGTCTTGTATGAGTTGTATAGGTCCATCATCTGACGCAACTTCTTTGCTGTATCAGGCGATGCCTTGTATGCAGCCTTTTCATCAAGCATCTTCTGTAGGTCATTGAGTGCTTTCATACGCTCAATAGCCTTCTTACCACCCTGTGCTAGTTCTTCTTGAACTAATGGACGGCCTGCCTTGAATACTGTTGCCCAGTCTGTGAACTCCTTACGAAGCTGTGAACGCTCAAAATCTGTACCTACAGACTTGAGGCCTTCCTCGTATGTGTTCTTCTTTTCGTAGTAAGTCTGCATATCTGCTGCAGTCTGTACCTCACGCATAAAGTCGGCAACTGTCTTGTTCTTACGAAGACCCATATCAGTCATAGTCTTGTACGCATCCCAAGAATAACCAGCTTTGTGAGGGATTAGGAACGCTGCACCCTGTGGATAAGACTTGAATAGTGACTCATTGTTGTCAACAAAGTCACCAGATTCTTGTGCATAACGGAAGTATGCAACTGTTGAACGGTCTGATTCAGAGACTGTAAATGGCATCTGATCTGGGTAACGCTTTACCCACTCAGTCATTGCTGTGTCGTAATCGCCGTACTTATCTAGTAGTCCGTACCAGGTTTGTTTGAATGATGCTTCACCATTGTCGCGTACCCAGTCAGCCATCTCAGACTTAAGTTGAACCTGCGCTGTAGCAGGTGCAGTAAAGCCATAAACAACACGCATACCTAGGATACCTAGTGTGGTGTTCTTAAGACGAACACGGTAATCCTCTAGTTCAGCTGCGCTGAATGGGATTGGCACTTCTTGTCCGTCAACTGTCTCGTACTTCTGTACAAGCCCGTGTCCACTTGCTTCAAGATATGTCATAGCCTTACGCATTGCTGATGCGTACTGACCATCACGCTCATCTTGGTTCATTGCACTGTAGATACGGTTAACGTGTGCTGGTAAGAACGCTGAAACCATTGGTTGGTCTTCTGCATACTTACCCAAAAGTGTAGTTGTGATGCGATCTGCAGCACCTGGGCTGAAGATACCTACAAGGTTTGATGCAACCTTGATTGAGAAACCAGATAATGGTCCTGCAAGTGTAGGAACTGCAGACTCTGGGTTCAAAGATGGTGTAATCATCTTGAGCTTTGCACCAAACTCTACTGGGAATGGTGTCTTAAACTCTGCTGGTACACCTAATGCCTGCATTGCAGCTTGAACTGCCTTGTAAACATACTGTGTGCCAGGGTAAATGAAGTATGGCTCGCCCTGATCGTCCTGTTGTACCCAACCTGAGTGGGTTACACCCTCATAAGTAAGGCTTGCCTTGACAATTGCCTCTGGGTTGTAGCGCACAACGCGATACATACGGCGATAGAAGTCTTCAGTAGCACGATAGAAGCGTGCAAAGTTACGAATTGAGAACGCTAACTGGCTTTGCACTGCAGGATTATCAACGTATGCCAATGTCTGCAAGCGTGCTCTGTCTTCTACAATCTCTGCTAACTTTGTGCGAGCATTAAACTCAGCTTTAGCAAGTGCAGTCTCATCTGTAATACCGCGTTTGTATGAAGCAATGAAAGCCTTTTCAAATCCAGATTCATCAAACTGCTTACGCAACTTAATCATCTCAGATAGAACCATAGGTTCACGTGATAGACGAGCATTAGCCTCACCTAACCAGTCCCAACCCCACTCCATAATGGATGTGGTGTAGTTACCGGTATCTGTTACTGGAACTAACTGTGGGCCAACGATGTAATCTGGTACATCATCAATATTCTTAGGTAGATCATCAAGACCTAACTTACCAGTGATGCGATATTCGCCTGTTTTTTCGTCAATTGCACGTACCTTAGATAACAAGTCATCATTGATGTTGCCATCTTTCTTAACAAAAAGTTGTTTTGCTGAATCAAAGATACGCTTTGCGTGTTCTTCTGTGCTAATTCCGCGTTCTTCCATACGAAATGCTGCAACCTGCTTAGCATTTGCTGGGTCATTAAGCCAAGCATTGAGTTTGGCAAGAGCAACTGGTTCGTTATCAAGATTAGCAACTGCAAGGCGTCCTAGTTTGTCGTTTGAGTAGTACCCAATACGCATTGCCCAAGCAACCTGAGTTGCTTCGTTAGCAAGAGGTGCCATAGCTGTATAGGCCTTAGCACCCTTAGCACGTGCAAACTTACCTTTAGGTAGGTTGTAGCTAAGTTCTGCTGTGCGAACATTGTTCTTACGTGCAAAGTTAACGGTACGTGAGAAGACATCAACTCCAGTAAAAGAGTTCTTGCCACCTTCGACAACATCCATAAGAGCGTTGTCTAGGTCACCGTAAAGAATCTGCTCTTGTAAGTACTTGCGATCAGCTTCAGTAAACTTACCTAAACCTGTCTGGTCATAGAAACGTGCTAACTTGCCTTCGTTCAAAGCCTCTGCAGTAATCTGGCGAATCTTAACTACATCGCCTTGTGCTGCTGCAATAGCCTGTGTGTAGTGCTTGGCTTCTTTGTTATTAACAAAACGAATAACTCCACCTAGTGGATCTTGCGCTGCTTTGCCTAGAGTAGTTAAACCTTCTTCTACTTGGCGTGCTGTACGCAAACGAGTTGATAGACCACGTGCCTTTACTAAACCAAATGGTGACTCACCAATTGCAAGGTGGACCATTAAGTCTTCTGTTGCGTTACGAATAGCATAACGAGGACCGGCAAGCGTTAAGAAAGACCAACCAGTTGTCATCTTCTCAACCCAGTTAGAGTGAGCAAGACCTGCAATCTGTTGGATAAGACCAGAGCGTGATGCAGCGCGGTCAATATCACGAACACTAAGTACAGATACATAGTCTGAAAGGTCAGAAAGAATAAGACCAACTTGCTCGCCATCTGGTAAAGCTGCTGGATTGTATCCTGTACGTGGATCCGTAACTGCAAACTCACGCTTAGGCGTAGCCTTTAACTGGTCGGCAATTACTTTGCCTTCTTTGGTTACGTTCAACCCGCGAATATCAGCGATAGTTGATTGTAAACCGTAGAAGATTTCCTTCTTGCGTCCTACTTCAGAGTTATCAAATGCTTGTGCAATAAGACGTGATTCATTCTTTGGAAGAACTAAGCGTGCATAACGGTAGACCTTAGCTGCACCATCTTTAGAGGTAACATCAAACAAGTCATCCTCAAACATAGGTACTTGTGAAAACTTAGCCTTAAAGCGGTCAATGCGGTATTGAACCTGTGCCATAGAAAAGCGTGCTGTTCCTTTAGCATTACGATTTGCTGCAACTGTGTTGACGATAGTTTCCTTACCATCAATGACTGCTTTGGCAATGCCGTCATCAGTTGCTGCTCCACCAAAATAAAGGTCGTCTACAAACTTAGGACCAATCCTGTCAAGATTAAATACTTTGTTGGCTGTAGTAACAGTAGTTACACGAGCCTTACGAGCTGCATCTAAGCGTGGAATCATTACGCGCTTGCGACCAATCTGGCCCTTCATCATTTCTTCTAACTGCTTAGCGTTCTCAAAGAAAGCCTTAGCAGTATCTGCGTTTGTGATAGGCACAGCATCATCGGCTGAGTTAATGAAAGACTTGATTACTGGATCACCAAACTCAGGAGCAAGAGTTGTAAGACGTTGCTTGATAGCAACTGCTTCTTTTGTCGCACCTGTATCAACAGCCTTCTTGTAGGCTGCAAGGTCTGCACCGTATTGGTTCCAAAAGTTTTGTACCTGTGGACGCGCAAATACTTCAGCTACTTTATCTCCACCGACAACAACATCAACTGAATAACGAGATATATCTATTAGACGCTTTGCTTTGCCAGCAACAAGTAATGGATCTGCAAAGATACGGTATGCAGCATCTACTGCACCGGATACTGCACGATAGAAAAAGCCTGAGCCTTCTAATTGTTCAGGTGTAATCAGGTTAGCAATCTGACGACCTGGAGAGTACTTAGCAGCTTGCGCGGCATCTAGTGCATCCTGAAATAAATTATCTTTGTTTTGTGCAGCCATTGCTGCGATTTGCTTTTGTGCATCTGTACCAGATGCTGCAATTTGACTTAACTTCTCACCTGCTGCAACTCGCATTGCAACCTGCATACGGTCATTGCCAAACTTAGCACTAGCGTTTTCAATGCGACCTGGGTTAAATACCTTGTCGCCTTTGTCGTTAGCAGTAGTCCAAGCATCGCCTAGATTCTTGCCTTCCATAAGTGCAATAGCACCAGTACGGTATGCACGAGTAGAAAGATCTGAAACTTCTTGTATACCTGCAAGTACAGCACCACCTGTGTAGTGCCAAGCAGTACCTAACCAGCCACGCTGTGGCTTAGTGACAGGATCTTCTTCACCTGCTACACGCTTAAGCGCTGCTTGTTGCTCAGGTGTTTTAGAAGCATAAGCCTGCTGTGCAGTCTTTTGCGGAAGGTTAGAAAGTTCACGGTGAACAGATAGCGTCTTATTAAGAGCTTCTATTTCTTTTCGTTCTGCAGGTGTTAATCCTGCAGCGGCAGCGGCTGCTCTTAGATTGTCAGCCAATTAGTCACCTCGCGCAACGGCCTGCTGATACAAGATTGCAATAGAACCGTCTGTATCAAATGGCAACATCTTTGCTAATGTGTCTGAAGTCTTTGCTACTGCCTTTTGCATCATCAGAGCTTGTGATGGAGCACCGGCTCCAATATCAATACCTGTTGTAATAGGTTCGCCTGGGCGAGTAGTTGGTGCAAATAATTCTGTTACTGGTCCCTGTGTTGCTGCTTCACGTACATCTCCTGCACGAGCAGGACGTACATTGCCAGTCTTGGCTAGCGGAGCACCAGACTTAATAACCTGTGTCTCAACGCCTTCGCCGTATGCTGTAGAACCTAATTCTAACTTATCGGTACGTGTGGAGAACTTACCTGGACCTGCTGGTCCTGCCAGTGGATTTGTCATACTCACTGTTGGTCCTCCTCTAGTTTTTCTAAATCTGCTGCCATATCTTCCCAAGCCCTGTTGGTTTGAGTAAGATGATTTGATTGATAAATTGCTAATTCCATTAGTTCACCTGTTAAGGTTTCAATAGATGAAGCTATGTTGTGTATAAAGCCTACGCCTACAACAACAAGATCGAGCAAGCGTACTGGACGAGGAATGTAATTATCATCTTTCATCGCCCAGTACACCTCTCATTAAAAAGTTATTATCCCTTTTTTACTGCGTTGCCACGACGGCCTGCTGGCATCATTGATGGAACTACCTTGCCACCTGCTGGCTTAGATGTGTCCTTCTTGCCTTCGACTGGCTTTGCCATTGGCGCTGCTGCGCGAGATCCCTTGTTCATATTACACCTCCTCTGCTTAAGCTGCGCCGGTGATACCAGCGAGTAGTTGGGCTATATCTGGACGTTGACCAGCAGCAGGGGCCATACCACCTTGTTCTTGTGGAGGTTGCGCTGAGGCTGGGGCGGGGGCCGCTCCTGCTGCTGGAAGCTGTTGTTCCATACCTGGTGCCATTGGTGGCATCTGCGGGGTTGGAGGTGGTTCTGGTGTAAATGCTTTTTCGATTGTGCTCTCTAGCGATTGGCCCTTTTGCCGACCTTGGATAACAGATGCAATGCGGGTGATAATCTCACTAGGGTCTTGGCCTTGCGCTGCAAGGGCTGGAATGGCTTGAGCATACTGAGCAACAGCCACGCGCAAAGAATCGCGCATTTCTTCGATATCAACACGTTGTTCCTCCTGCGTAACATTCAAGTCCATTGGAATCTCACGACGTACATAGTCACGAGATACGAGCTTGTCTGAACGCATTTGTAGTAAAGCAATGATGGCACGGTTTGGGTCCATACCAGACATAATTCCGTAGCGTACATCTACGCCGTACTCACCCTTGATGTCACGAGATGGTGTGTACTTTAGAACGTAAGGTGTTCCGTCATCTGTTCCCTTGATGGTCTTTGGAATACCACCAAATACTTTCTCGTCTGCTTCAAAGCATACTGAGATAAGTTCTTGGAACATACGAGCAAACTGTGCCTGTGCTGCCTTGATCTGTGTATCAAAGCCTGCCTGTAGTGCTTGCACACCACGGCCTGTTACAACTGATGCGTCAATGTTACCTGAACGAGATTCAGGGTAACGAGCACCAAGACGTAATTCACGCTCTAGTACGCCAGACTCTGTAAAGACTCCAGGTGGTAACTCTAGTGGAACACGACGAATACCTTGTGGATTAGCAGAACGCATAATTGAATCTGGCCCAAGTGCCAACTCCTGCACATCCTGTGGGATAGCAATAGGTGCCTGGATAGATTTTTCTGCTGCTTGGATCTGCAATACTGCAAAGCGAGCACGAGCAAGTTGAACTGATAGAACATCATCAAACTGTCCACGTGCTTCTCCGTCAAGAGATGAACGCATTACAACAGATGCCATTGCCTTACCTAAGATGTTAGGTGTGCGTGCTAGTACCAAGTTCTTACGTTCTGGTAAGTACAGTAGGTCTTGGTCCTTGTCGTGGTATTTGACCATTGAGATATAAGGAGAAGAAAGAGCGTACTGGTTTCGGCCTAGAATTAAATCGTAATACTCTGGGTATTGTGACGCTAATGTCTCTGCATCGGTAACGATGACTTGAGTAACAGACATAACACGACCATAACGATCTAACTCTGGGTAGGTACCAAATGGGTTGAGCATACGGATACGAGGGTTGTTGTCCTCAAAGTCCATCTCAACCATACCGATACCAAGACCGTAGGTGTTATACCAGTCTGCTGCTGTGTACATCTGCAGTTGTAGGTCAGAGTTTGTTACATAAAAGTTTGCAATACGAGTTCTAGTATCTGCAGCTTTCCGTGCTGCATCTGAAACCATATTAGTTGCTGAGCAGTTAAAGGATGGCAGTGGTGCCATTGCTTCTGCTAAGTCACGTGCTGCTACGTCAATGAAGTTTGCAACCAGAGGCTTTGGATATTCCTCTGAAAACATTGCAGGGTATACCTTAGAGATATCTCCCTGACGCACCGAGAGCACATCACGCATACGTTGATCTCGCGCTGATGAGCGAGTACGTAAGCGTGCTAGCTTAGCGTCTACTTCTTTGACTGATAACAATTGTTTTCCTTATCCGTAAATCTTGCCGTATTTGCCCTCAAGGATTTTCTTCATTGCTGCATCCTGTGGGGTCATCTTCTCTGGCTTCTTAGTTGTCTTAGGCTTAGGCAGCGGTGCTGGCTTAACACTAGGACGCTTAACTGCTGGCTTCTTAGGCGCAGGCTTCTTTATCTGTGCCATTAGCCTAGGTCCGTATTCTTGCGCTTCTTTGATTCACGACGAGCAATAAACTCACCACGTGATGCTGTGCGCTCACGGTCATTAGTCATACGAGTAGATACAGCCTTGATTGCCTTTTGAATTGCAGCATCTGCATCTTTGCCCTTAAGGCCTGCAGCCTTAGCACGCTTTGCCAAAAGGTTGTAAGCATCTGCATCTACCTTCTTGACAGATGCCTTTGTTACCATCTTTGGTCCACCAGCATAAAGAGCTTCAGCTCTAGTTGGAGTAAGTTTTTTAGCATTAGCTAGAACATTTGCTTTTCTAGTATACTTTGCTTCAGAAGGCTTTTTGCCACTAAAGAAACCTTCTTTTTTAATAGGTTTAATTTCAACCTTACCTGATGCTTTAGCACGAGCAGCCTTTGCTTTTTCAGCAGTGCTCTTCTCTTCTTTCTTTGCCATTGTTATCTCCTTGTTAGATGAACGTACGATCTTTTTCTGCAAGCAGTTCATCTATATTGATAACTGTTCGCTTGCCCTGTTCGTAACGAGACAGGAATGGATTTTTTAAGTGGTGGGTCTTGTGCATACCTTGGTTAAGCATCTCGCGTGCTCTAATCTCACAGAACCACAGAGCCATCACCATATCTGTTTTGCCTTTAGTAGTTGGCGACCACGTAATCAATTGCTCAATCAACGCCTTGACGTTTTCAGTTTGGTCACTAGGTAAGTGAATTAAATTGTCGCGGTGGTGCTTACCATCAAATTGCTTGGTGCCAAACAGTGTTGACATAGAAGCTACACCGAAACCGGAGTCCCATTTGTTGTTACCTGTATGGTGTTCCCGCAGTAGGACTCCTCTGGAGGCCAGGTTCTGACGGATGCCTTCATCTTGCGTAAGGAATGACTGAAAAGCATTCTTCTCCACAATCCATTCAGAGGGCTGGTATAGGGAAGTCCAGTCAAAGATTAGTTGACGGATCGCAGCAGGTGTTGGCCTAGTAATCTTAATAGCATCAACGATATAGCGTTTATGTGTAGCCCTATCAACAGCGTAACAAACGACGGCTGTATCACCAACCATAGCGGGATCAAGACCACAAATAAAAGAAAAGCCATTAACATCACGCG